TGCAGGACACGCTCAACCGCCTGCGTGGCGAGTTCGGCCTGCCTGACTCCCCCACTGACGCTGGCTGGTCGCCCGACGAGTCGGGCACCGAGGGCTGAGCCAGGAGCACCAGCACCCATGCGCCTTTCGCCCGCCACCGTTGAGTACCTGGTCGAAGTCCATGCCCGTGCCCGCGCCGCCGGACATGGGCAGAAGCAACCCATCTACGACGCCGCGATGGCGCACCTGGGCGTATCCCTTCCTACCCTGATGCGCTACCTGAAGGAGGTCGCCGTGACACCCGAGCGCAAACGCCGCGCCGACGCAGGGAGTGCGCGCCTGAACATCGACGAAGCCCATCTGCTCTCCGCATACTTGATGGAAGGCTACCGGGCCAACAACAAGAAGATCCTGTCTGTGAAGGACGCGCTGCGCGAACTGCGCGCCAATGGCGCCATTCAGGCCGAATGGATCGACCCGGCCACCGGCGAGGTCCGCCAGCTTAGCGAATCTGCGTGCATCCGCGCATTGCGAGCTGCAGGCTTGCACCCCGATCAGTTGCGCGCGCCGACCCCGGCAACGTCGCTCGCCAGCCTGCATCCGAACCATGTGTGGCAGATCGACGCATCGATTTCCACATTATTTTATGTGCCACAGGACGGTCTGGCCGACATGTCGCCGGCCGAGTTCTACAAGAACAAGCCTGCCAATTTCGTCAAAATCGCACGGCAGCGCCTCACTCGTTATGTGCTGACGGATCATTTTAGCGGCACGATTTTCGTGCACTACGTGGCCGGTGGCGAGTCCACGGCCAACATGGCGGAATCGTTCCTGCAGGCGATTCAGCAGCGCTCGGGCCAACCGTTCCACGGCGTGCCGTTGAATCTGATGCTGGACCCTGGCAGTGCGGGCACCGCTGGCGCATTCAAGAATCTGGCACGCCGTTTGCAGATGGATCTGATCGTCAACGAAGCGGGCAACCCACGCGCCAAGGGGCAGGTCGAGAACGCGCACAACATCGTCGAGACCAGTTTCGAGCACAAGTTCAAATTTGCCCATGTGCCTGGCATCGAATACCTCAACAGCCAAGCCCAGCGATGGATGCGCTGGTTCAACAGCACGCAGCGGCACTCCCGCCACGGCAAATCCCGCTATGAGGTCTGGCAGACGATCACCCAGGCTCAGTTGCGGCTGGCGCCGGGCCCCGACCTGTGTCGCGAGCTGCTAACCCACGAACCGGCAACCCGTAAGGTGGATGGGTTCCTGCATGTGGAGTTCTCCGGCAAGACATGGAGCGTGCAGGCTGTGCCCAATGTCATGGTCGGCGAAAAGGTTCTGGTCACCTACAACCCGTATCGGGCCGATGCCGCCTACGTGGTTGAGCGCGCTGCAGATGGCCGCGAAGTCCTGATCGAGATCCCACATGTCACCCGCGATGACGTCAGCGGATTCTTCGCCGATGCTGCGGTGATCACCCAAGAGTACAAGCGCCCCAAGGCTACACGAGCTGACACGAACCGTCGCGCCGCCGAAGCTGTAGCCACAGGCGCCGATTCGGTAGAAGCGGCGAAGGCCGCGCGCAAGGCCAAGGCTATCCCTTTCGGCGGGCAAATCGACCCCTACAAGGATCTCGACCAGGTGCCGGCGACGACTTGGCTACCCAAGCGCGGTACAGCGCTCGAGGCCGGCGCAGGCGTCCATACCCAAGACCGCATTCTGACGCGATTCGAAGCGGCCAGCGAGCTACGCCGCCTAGGCGTCGAGCTCACCGTCGAACGAAACGCGCAGATCGCTGCCTGGTATCCCGACGGCGTGCCCGAATCTGCAATCCCCGATCTCAAGCACCGCCTGACCGTGCGCGCGACCTTGCGCGTGGTGGGCGACCAGTAAGGAGGCTTACGCATGTCCATGCAGCATGTCTTGACTGATCTCGAGGTCTCCCAGGCTGACCTGGCCCGTGTAGCCGCGCTCTCGCGCGCGGCCGTCAATCGCCTGGTCAAGACGGGAGAGTGGCCCAAGCGCCGCACCAGCGAGGTCCGTCAGCGCGTTTCGCAGTACCTGCGCAGTCGGGGCGCCAAACCCCTGCAGCTGCGCGCCCTGTTTTCCCAAGAAAAACCCCCGGTCGAGTACGAATCGGCCGGGGGCGTTCCAGCAGCACAACCGTCAGTCGAACCCCTGGAGGAATCCATGCTACTACGAAATCAGACGCTGACTCGCGCAGCGCGCGAGCACTTCAAGCTGCCCCGGTCGCCTTTCACAGACGATATCCAGTCTCGCGCCGACGTGTTCTCGTCGCCCACAAATCGCTACGTTCGCACGGCCATGATGGACGCGGCGCTGCACCACGGCTTCATCGCCGTCGTCGGAGAGTCCGGCTCGGGTAAGTCCACGCTGCTCGAGGAACTGGAACAGCGCATCCAGGATGAGTCGCGGTCGGTCATCATTATCCGGCCGTATGTGCTGGCGATGGAGTCGAACGACCAGCGCGGCAAGGTGCTGAAGTCAGGCCAGATCGCCGAGTCGATCATGCGGACTCTGGCACCCAACGTGCAGATCAAGTCCAGCCCGGATGCCCGCTTCAAGCAGATTCACGATCTGCTCAAGTCCTCGCGTCAGGCCGGCTATACCCACCTTTTGGCGATCGAGGAGGCACACTGCATGCCCATCGCCACGCTCAAACACCTGAAGCGGTTCACCGAACTGAAGAACGGGCTGCAGCGCCTGCTCGGCGTCGCTCTGATCGGTCAGCCGGAGCTGCACACCCTGCTATCCGAGCAGAGTTCCGAAGTCCGCGAGGTAGTGCAGCGGTGCGAAGTCTACGACCTGCCGCCTCTGGATAACGATCTGGAAGCGTACATCGAGCACAAGTTCGAGCGCGTCGGCTGCAAGCCCAAGGAGGTCTTCGCGCCGGATGCGTTCGACGCCATCCGCGCACGGCTGGTGCGGATACCCCGCGGAGGCAAGGCGTCGGACGCCGTCTCCATCTGCTATCCGCTCGTAGTCAACAACCTGATTTGTCGGGCGATGAACGCGTGCGCGGCCAACGCATACCCGATTGTCGACGGCGACGTCGTAGGGAGCTGCTGACATGCAGACCGAACAAGACTTCGCATCCAGCATCCGCATGTGGGACGTCCTGCGCGCCGCGATCAAGCGCGCCTGCCTGCTGAACCGCCTTCGCGTCCTGGCCTGCCAGAAAGCCCAGGTTGAGCGGCACATGGCAACCGCCCGCCGCCATATGGCCGAGGACGAGACCGAATACAAGCGCTGGGCCAGCCAGCACTACGACGAAAAGATGTACGTCCTGCGCAAACTCGCCGACATGTCCAAGGAGGGGTTATGAGAGACGTCAACCCGAAATTCCGGCATAGCCGCGCCGCGGCGCTGCTCTGGACTGCCCTGATGATCGCTGCCGGCTTCGTGCTGGCTGTCTCGCTGGGGCGCTGACATGCAGGCCGAGCTGCCGCTGCGCCAGGATCGGCCCGTCATGCTGGCGCTGCTGATCCACGTCATGGCCACGCGCCATCGCGGCCAAGCGCGCGGCATCAAGGCTCTGCATCTCGCGGCCGAGACCGGGCTGGCGGAGCGCTCGCTGCGCCGGCTCATCTCGGAAGCCCGAAACGAAGGGGTGCCGATCGTCGGCACGCCTGAAACCGGCTACTACGTCGCGCAGACCGCGACGGAACTCGAAGACTGCTGCCGGTTCTTGCGGGCGCGGGCGATGCACAGCCTGCACCTGGAAGCCCGGCTTCGAAAGATCTCTTTGCCTCAGTTGCTGGGGCAAATCAACCTGGAGACCTGAATGCCTACCTACGCCTATTGCTGGGCGTCCGGTCAGATCGAATTCGGGACGCAAGTTCCGGAAGGCGCGATCTGGATCGTCCGCGGCAGGGATACCTCCGTCCGTCATCTGATAGACGCCACCGCCCGCTTGGCCTACGACAACACCACGTTGCTTGTTCCTGGTATTCCCGAGGCCGAGAACCAAAAGGTTGCCGGCGACGCGCTCGCCCGGTTCCTGACCTGGCTGGGCAGCAAGCCGCACCGCGGTATCGCATTGAACAAGGAAAACGCATGACCACCATAGTCGACATCGAACTGAAGGCGAAAGCCTACGCGGCGGACCGGGAAAAGCTTTCCGCCATCGCCACCAGCCTGAACGACATGATCGAGGCTGCAAAGCGTCAGCACCTAGTGGCGCTGAAGCGAGCCGTCCAGCGCGCGGCCGAATCCGAGGCGATCCTGCGTGAGGCGGTCACCGCCGCCCCGCAACTCTTCATCAAGCCGAAGTCCAAGGTTTTCCACGGGATCAAGCTGGGTTACCAGAAGGGCAAAGGCGGGATCGACTTCGACGATCCCGAGCGCGTCATCAAGCTGATTCGCAAGCACTTCCCCGACCAGGCCGACATCCTGGTCCAGACCAAGGAAAAGCCGGCGAAGGAGGCCATCGAGCAGCTGTCCGTCGAGGACCTGAAGAAGATCGGCTGCACAGTGCGCGATACCGGCGACGTGGTATTCGTCCGTGCTGCCGACAGCGAGGTCAATAAGCTGGTCGATGCCCTACTCAAGGGCGTGGCCGACGACGCGGCGGAGGACGCATGAACTGCATCCTGGGCTTCCAGCCGCGCTTCGTGCCGTTGGTCGAGGCCGGGGCGAAGCTGCATACGATTCGTCGCCGCCGTGCCGATGGCAAGAATCCCGAACCGGGCGACACGCTTTACCTCTACGCGCACCATCGGTCAAAGCTGAGCCGGCGCATAGGCACCGAGGTCTGCGAGAAGGTCGCAGACGTCCTCGTGCTTCCCCCGTTAGGTCCGATCCCGCAAATCTACTTGGGCGGCGAGCTGCTCATACCGGAAGAAGCGGATGCGTTCTCCCGGGCCGATGGCTTCGCCGACACCGGGGAACTGCTTGCGTTCCTCGACGAGCGTTACGGACTTCCGTTCAGCGGGTTGTTGATCTGCTGGAAGTTCACGCCGACCTACTACCGGGTGCAATGACATGGACAAGAAAACCGCGATCGATAAGATCCATAAGTGTCTGGCGCTCGCCAAGTCGAGCACTGAGCACGAAGCAGCGACGGCACTTCGCCAGGCGCAGGCGCTGATGCGCGAATATGGCGTGAGCCATCCCGAGGTGCTGGCGGCGGGCGTCGTGCAAAAGGCAGCGCTCGCCAGCGGCAACCTCAAGCCCACAATCTACGAAACCAGCTTGGCAAGCGCGGTAGCCCGGTCGTTCGGTTGCGATCTCGTGTTCTCTGCCGGCTGGCGACCTGGTGTCGGCCACGTTGGCAGTTGGGTCATGATCGGCCACGAGCCTGGTCCCGATGTCGCCTCCTACAGTCTGGATGTGCTCTACACCCAGTTGCAGCGCGCCCGCAAGGCGTACAGCAAAGCGGCACTCAAGCGCTATGGCAAGAAAAACAAGATTGCGAAGGCTGATGCCTTTTGTGAAGGCTGGGTGAACCAAGTCCGGCTATTGGTGCCGCCGATGGTTCGCACCGACGACCAGGACGCGGAGGTGGAAGCGTACAAGGGCATTCACTATCCGCAACTGGGATCGCTACAGCCCAGGGAGCGCAAGGTCAGTCGCAAGACGGACACATCCGACGACTATGCGTCCGGGCTTGCCGCGGGCCGGTCTGCGCAGCTCCACCGTGGTCTCGGCCGCTCCGGCGCTCCGGCCTTGCTGGAGGGCTGACCATGCAGCCAGTCACCGCCGACGATCTTCGCCGCCGTGAGATCCGCCTCATTCAGATCGCCAAGCGCGACCTGCAGCTGCAGGACGACGAATACCGCGACCTGATGCAGACGGTCACGGGGAAGCGTTCGTCGACGGAACTGGACTGGACCCAGCGCAAGCGGTTCCTGGATCATCTCAAGAAACTCGGGTTCAAGCCGAAGACTTCAGGAACAGGCAGGAAGCGCCAGGCGCCGATCGCGCGGTCTCCGGATGATCGGCACGCCGAGCGCTGGGACAAAGCTCGGGCGCTCTGGACGCTGCTCGCCGAAGCTGGCGCAATCCAACACAACACCGATGCCGCGCTGATGGCCTACGTCCAGCGCCAAACCCAGGTTGATGCCTGGCGCTTCTTAAACGGCTACCAGATCAACACTGTGATCGAGAGCCTCAAACGTTGGTGCAGGCGACTGAAGATACAGGTGGAACATGGCTGATGCGACCGAACTCTATATCGACCGCTACTTCGGGCCAGAATACCCGGAGCTGCTACAGCTGATCGGGACAGAGATCTTCGTGTCGCTGATGGAGGATCCCTCGCTCAAAGCCCTGGGCGAGGACCGCCTTGCTGCGATGTGCTTCCGGGTGACCGAACAGGTCCGCAGCTCCGTGGGCGGCACCAACCTGTATATTGCCAAGGGCCAGCAGTACGAGGTTTCCCGCCGAGACCGGCAGATCTGGCAGCAGTTCCGCGGCGACAATTACGACGCACTCGCGATCGAGCACGGGCTCAGCACCATGCGCATTCGACAGATCATCAAGCGCGTCCGCACGGCTGAACTGCGCAAGCGTCAGTCGGACCTCTTCGCTCAGGTCGATGCTGAACAAGTCGGGACTGGAAATTAGGCCCGTAGCGCCGCTTTTAGGGGGATGGGTGGTGCCAGCGGCCGCAGCCGCGCCCGTTCGTCGCTTCTAGGCCCCTTTGGAACGATTTGGAACGGGGTCTAATCCGTCCGGCCACCCGCATTAAGCACTTTCGCCCGCGCGCGAGCCCAGAACAAAGCAAAAACTCTAAAGCGCTTTACTGTGCCGCCACCTGCCGCATCGCCACGATAGCGGCATGAGCACACCAGCCACCGCACAACCGATCGAAATCTTCCGCGCCGGCCGCCACACGTCGGTCGATGGCCGGACGTTCGATTTCACGCCCGAGCAGCTGCGCGCCGCCTGCGCCGCCTACAACCCGGCCCTGCACGAAGCTCCGCACGTGATCGGCCACCCGGACTCCACTGCGCCTGCCTACGGCTGGGTGGCGGAGCTGCGGTTCAACGAAGCGACCAACGCGGTCGAGGCGATCAGCAAGCAGGTCGAGCCCCAGTTCGCCGAGCTGGTTCAGGCTGGCCGCTTCAAGAAGCGAAGCCCGACCTGGTATCTGGCCGGTGATCCCAACAACCCCAAGCCCGGCACGCTCTATCTGCGTGATGTGGGCTGGCTCGGCGCTCACCCCCCCGCGGTCAAGGGTCTGCAGGACGTCTCTTTCGCCGAACACGACCAGGCTGTGTCATTCGCCGAACCGATCGTCGCTGGCGTGCTGACCGGCCTTTTCCGACGCTTTCGTGAATGGATGATCGCCAACGGCGGCGGTCTGGTCGAGGCGGATCGCGTCATTCCCGAATACGTGCTGGACGACCTCGAACGCGAGGTGCGGCCTTCCCCCGAGCAAACGCCGGTTCCGTTCTCCGAACCGAAAAACCCTACCAAGGAAGAAGACATGAGCAAGGAACTGCAGGACCAACTGGAAGCGGCGAACCGCAAGAACGCCGAGTGGGAGGCGAAGTTCGCCGAATCCCAGAAGCGCGAGAAGGAACAGCGTCACGCGGCCCACGTCGCCTTTGCCGAAGGGCAGGTCAAGGCAGCCAAGCTGCCGCCGAACGCCAAGGATGGCCTGGTCGCCGTGCTGGATACCCTCGCGGGCGCTGCCGAGGCACAGCCCATCCAGTTCAGCGAGGGCGGCAAGACCGAGACGCTGGCGCCGGCCACCTGGCTCATGAACCTATTCGGCCAGGCCAAGCCACTGGTGCAGTTCGGCGAGTTCAAGGGTGGTGCCGATCCGACCGCTGCGTCCAGCCAGGTCGCCAGCGATGCCGACTTCGACCGTCTGGTCGGTGAGCACATGGCGGCGCACAAGGTGAGTTACGCGGAAGCGATGAACGCGGTTTCCGCGCGCTTCTCGGTCTGACCGCCACGCACCGATTCCCCAAGACTCCAAGGAACCCATCATCATGATGACCCTCGAACAAATCCGCCTCAAGCAGAACCCGATCCTGACCAACATCCTGTTGGGTATGGGAACGGGAACCATGATCGCGGAACGCCTGTTTCCCCGCCTGCCGCACGCGCTGTCCTCGGTCGTGATCGCCAAGCTCGGCGACGAGCGCTTCCGCCGCTACAACCTGCGGCGCGCGCCGGGCGCTGCCACCAAGCGCGTCGACATTATGTTCGAGGGCAAGGTGTACACCGTCGAGCAGTATGCCGTCGAAGTACCGATGCCCCGTGAGCTGCTGCGCGAGGCCGACGAGCGCCAGCCCCTGGAGGTCCGCAGGTTCCTGCCGGTATCCACCATCGCGATGACGACGGCGATGGACATCCTGAACCTCGATTACGAGCTGGACGTTGCGGC